TTCTTGTAGTCTTATATCTTCTTGTTTTTGCCATTGCATCATGGCTCGTTTGAAATACTGCTCTTTTAGGACTTCTACTTCTCTGATCTGCCTTCTGCGTTCTAAGGCTTTTTGTTGTGCTACCGAGGCTGCTTCCTTTTGCACATCCTCAATAGACGATCCTATAGCTTTACCAGCTTCTTTACCTGTCTTTACGCTTTCGCTAAAAGACTTTGCACCCTCCAAAAATCCAAATTGATCGGACATAGTTCATAGGCTTAATTTAATTTCAAAACAAGAGAAAGTAGGATGGCAATGATAAAAGCAGCAGAACCTATCAGGATTTGCTCTAATCGCTTTAACCTGGCATTTATACCTGTATAGCGTTCAGCACACACAGCTTCATGGGCTGATAAGGCTGCCTCGTTTTTATCTATTGTTGTCATTTCAATCCCATGCTCTCTCTAATCTTGGTTGCGGATATATCGGTTATGGATTTATTAAAGGTTTCTTGCTCAATCTTGTAGCCTACATCGCGCCCGTAGGTAATGTTAGTAATATTAGGAACGACCTGTATCTCGTACTGACCTTGGAATAGTGGGTCTAAGTCTCTCTTAATATTAGATTTTACTTGCTCAATGGCAAAGGGGTTACTGCCTTGCCAACCCTGACAATCACGAATCTGTATAACAACCTGACCTGTCTTGGCAATGGCTCTCTCAAACAAGGCTCGGTGTCCTTCATGCCAAGGTTGCCATCTGCCTAGCATCTGTACTGTTTCTTTCTGCCAGTTAAAGGTAGGTCTGCGTCTGTTCTCGATAATGTGGTTTCCAATGAACTCAGCCCACTTCTCGCAGTCTTGCTCGGTTACTCTAAAGTCGTAGATTGTTGGTTGGATAAATGCTTTGTTGGTATCTTCGTACCGACCAGCATCAATCGTATCCATCCAGACAGTCCAGTCTGCTTTGAAGTTATTACGCATCTCTACAAGTGGTGCTACAAAGTCGCAGATAACATAATCACCGCCAGCTTCTAAGGCAAACTGAGCCATGCGTAAGGATTGACGGATTCTGCCTTCGTTGGAGAAATCCCAATCGTTGTACTTCTTACGCACTTCGTCAGCGTTAAACCAATTAACTTGTGCGTTAAAGCTAGTAAAGGATTCTCCGTAATCTTTACGAGTACCATTTGCTTCTAAATACTTTTTTAGGGCTTCTGCTAAGTAAGTCTTACCTGATCCTGGCAAACCCATAATAAGTATTTTTTTCATTTATCTCTCTAAATTATCGTTTCTAATGGTGCTTCGGTCTGTTCCTGCTCTGTTTAATATCGTAGTATTTGCACGATTACCTTCGTCATAAGCATATACGCCCATTTGATGAATTGGGAATATATCTGCCCTTAGCATACAATCTAAAGAACTATTAATACCATATTTTAATACATGAGCAAGCATATTCTTTGCTACTGCTGGATCTATAGAGTAAGAGTGCGCCCTACACATAAAATGATAATTTGTTCCCATTGAACCATGTGGCGGGGTTGGCAGCACCTTCCAATTTTGTTTTACTTGCTCATTACAACCTAGGTACGCAATAGAGTTATACATAGTATGCTCACGATAAGGTGCAACCATAATAGCATCATGCTCTAAAACAACTAATGGCATATCATCTTCTACACATTTTGCCCACAAATTAATATGGGATAAAGCACAAGCCACTTCTGACCTAGTTAAAAAATGGTCGGCAATCTTTACCATTTTCATAAAAGGATTTAAGTTCTCTGGTGGATGAATACCATCCTTTGTTCCATCAAACGCATCCCAATATTGGTACTTCATCCCAACTTTATCGCATGAATCTGCACATCGCTTGGCTAATGACTCTGATAATTCGTGTCCTTTTAGCCTAATAATGTACGCACCACTAATCTTTACATCATAAGAAAAAAATAAAGACTTCAAATTAAAGCGTCAAGTTGGTCATGCGTAGTACAGGCATCAATAGCAGCTTGTTTTGGTGCAACAGCATCTTTAGCAGCTTGTAGTGCTACTGGGTCATAAGTAGATGGGTCTTGGGCTTGCTGTCTAAATAGCGTATCAAATGCCATTTCAGCTTGCTGTTTCATGCTTTGTTTGCGGTCATCTACAGTTACATCAGCAACACCATATACGATTTCTACAGGGTCTTTGGTCAAATCAAAGGTATGTCCTGTGTAGTATTGGCGATGTGGGGTAATAGCAGGCTTTACCTCAATAGCGTTCTTCCATCCTGTTCTGCCGTCAGGTGGGGTATCCCAACAATCTTTAACTTCACCATTTTCAATACGAACATATAAACTCATTTAATTCTCCTTACTTGTTCCTTAAATTCATTAGTTACTTTAGCTAATGGGGTGTCCCAATCACCAAATTTCTCTTGTCTAAACAACCTGACATTACGATACCAGATGCTAGATTCTTTGCCATCAGCCCATAAATAATAAGGCAATACAGGGCTAATAATCCAAGTTTCTTTACCCATTGCTGCTGCTAAGTGTGCAACTGATGTGCAAGAACTAATGACTTTATCTACGCTTTCAATGACCGCTTTAGTGTGTAACCAAGTATCTAGGCAAGGCTTTTGCACATGGTTAGGAATGTTGTCTATTCCAACATCTCGTTGCAGACTGACTAGCTCTGCTGGAATGGTAAACAAAGCTGTTGGGTTAAATACTCTATTTTGCTCATGCTCAAACTTTGGGTTGCCTTGCCAACGCAGTCCAATTTTGCCGTTAGGTTTAATTGGTTTGCAAGGAATATAAGGTGCGTTATTAACTGTTAAGAAGCTAAGATAGCCTGACATTCCTAGTACATGGTAATCGTGGTAAACACCGCCAGCAGCCATAGATTCGACTACTGCAGATACCCCGTCAACCAACATCATTAAGCCAGCCAATTCAGGCATACAGGAAACCACACAAACACCGCCACGACTGACAATCTCTCTTGCCCACCTAGCGGAGTGTATTTGGTCTCCTCGACCACCTTCTAATACCAATAAGACAACCTCACCATTTAGGGGTCTGCCGTCATACTTTGGCATTGACGAGGGGTTTGGATTACCAAAAACTTCCTCATTACGACCTCTATCAAGTAACTCAAAGCCTTCTTTAAGGTTGCCATGTCTTAATGAGTACCAACCACGATTAAAGGCTGCTCGATCATCGTGTGGTCTTGTTTCTAAGAGAATTTTGCACATGGATTCAGCAGCATCAAACTCACCACGCATGGCAGCTTCTACCTGAAAGTCTAGTATGTCTTTTTTCTGCTCTGTTTCACCCTTCCAAAACTTAGGTGCATTAAATCGGTATTCAAACTCACCTAATATTTCTTTAGGGGATGTGCCTGTGTTCTTTAGTTCAGGCTTAATGTCGTGCAGACCAACAATACCCCAAGCGTTCTCGTCATCCTCTGCTACCGACTTGCCATCAATGTTGTTAAAGTCGTGAGCAAATGGCTGTAGATTCCAAAAGGTTTCTATCTTAGTAACAACCGCCTGTGGGTCAGACATTAGTTCATCGTACTCAACAAACAAGATATTCTCAGGATGCTCTGTATAGCCTTCGTTTAGGGCAACATAAGAACTTTTTAAGTGTCCTATTAGGTGTCCATTACAGAACTCAGCAAGGTTTTTAGGTTTAGCAATCTTGGCAAAGGATGCTGCACAAGTAGCTACATCTCTAACAGTCGCTACAATTCGTATTGGTGAGCCTAAGACTTCGCCCATTGTCTTTTGAATCTGCGATGCTACCCAACCCCTAGACTTGTCAACAGTAATCTTGCCATCTTCACGCACAGGAATTAATTTTCTAAGTGTTTCGTAAAGATGTTCGTTAGTCTGTTTTTGACTTTTAGTAGATGGGTTGTTTTCCCATGTCTGAACCACAGCACCAAATATATCAATGAGTCCTGAAGTTGGAGTTACATGGATGTCATTTCTCTGATTTAGCAACGCAGCTAAAACAGTAGAACCTGAACGGGGAAGTCCTGATAAAAAGTACATCATGGTGTTTGTAGACAACCAGCCGTACCTTTCTTTAGTGAAGGATTTACCCAAGTAGTTAAAGAACCTATTTGAACTGGTGATGAACAATCAACTGTATTATTTAGTCCTAATCTTCCGTCTGAGTTAGAACCCCAAGCCCAAAGAGCGCCATCTGTTTTTGTACATATTACAGCCTGATCTCCGCAACTAGGAACATCCCAAGTAGTTAAAGCACCAACTTGAACAGGTGATGAACGATTAGTTGTATCATTTTGACCTAATTGACCTTCAGTATTTCTACCCCAAGACCATAATGTACCATCTGTTTTTGTACATATTGAAGCATTAAAATCTGTAACTGCAGGAATAGCCCAATTTGTTAAAGCACCAACTTGAACAGGTGAAGAACGATTAGCTGTATCATTTAATCCTAATACACCTTGAGAATTTCTACCCCAAACCCATAATGTACCATCTGTTTTAACACAGAAACAAACACCATAAGCAGAACCTGGAGTTTTCCAAGTAGTTAAAGCACCAACTTGAACTGGAGAAGAACGAGCAATAGTGTCTCCTAAACCTAATTGACCAGAAAAATTATTGCCCCAAGTCCAAAGCGTTCCGTCAGTTTTAACACACATAATCATATTTCTAGCAGCAATTTGTGTTTTCCAATTTGTTAAAGCACCAACTTGAACAGGTGAAGAACGAGCAACAGTATCTCCTAAACCTAATTGACCATTACCATTACTTCCCCAAGTCCATAAAGTATTATTTGTTTTAGTACAAGATGAAAAAGTACTACCCTCAGTTGAGGGATTTGCCCAATCTGTTAAAGCACCAACTTGAACTGGTGATGAAATATAAGTTGTATTGCCTTGACCTAATTGACCATTACTGTTAAAACCCCATGACCAAAGTTGTCCAGTATTTTTAACTGCAAGTGTAAAAGTGCCTGCTGCTAATTTTGACCAAGTAGTTAAAGCACCAACTTGTACTGGTGAGGAACGATTATCTGTATCATTTAGACCTAATCCACCAATACCATTTGCTCCCCACATAAACAATGTACCGCTAAAACCACCCCCACCACCAGCACTTTTAACAAGTAAGAAATTCCGAGAACCAAACATTATCTCATTCCTTATGAAAGGTTTTGAATAGCACTACCAAACCAAGAAGTACCATCCGCTATAAAGCTAATAAGGTCTACTGCTGATGCTGTGGCTGTGATTGTAGGTGCTGTACCGCCAGCAAATTTAACACCTGTAAAGGTTGCTGTAGTCATGCCTGTAGATGCCTGGGTAAGTCTTAGGATAAACGATGTTCCAGCAGTAGCTGTAGGCATAGTAAAAGTACAAGGTGTAGAAGCAGTTAGTGTAGCAGTTTGAACTGTACCTGTCGATATGGTAAATGTATGTGATGCACCAACTGTACCGATGGCTACGACTGTTTCTGTATAGCCTGTAATGGTAGATGTAACGATTGTTGGGCTTGTTCCCAATACATTTGCACCAGAACCTGTAGAAGTAGTAACTCCTGTACCGCCAGAGGCTACTGGTAAAGCACTAGACAAGCCAGTAATAGAGCCACCTGTGATCTTAGGTGCAGTCATGGTATATGTACCATCTCGAATACCATCTCCGCAATCTCTAATCTGCGACATCATATCGCGCATAGTATCGTTTACTGCTGATGGGAGCATTCCCTCTGGCGCACCATCTGGAGGTGCTGCTGTGTTATTAGCAGGGGTTAGTGAGTATTTTGTATATGCCATGATTTTCCTTAATTATAACTTTCTTTAATCTAATAAAGATGGTGATGTTCCTACAACTCCTGCACCTACTTGAGACCTTAATGCTTGTTGTCTTAAATAATCATCTAATAAAGACAGTCTATTTAACATGGTAGTTTGTGCTTGAGGGTTTACAGAAAAAAGGTCAGGTGCTAGTTGTTCTGCTGTTCTGCCACCAACTCCACTAAATGACCTAATTAAATAATCCATTGCGCCCTTACCAATTCCTTTTTGTGCCATAGTTGGCACTAATTCTGTAGCACCCTCAAACTCTTGTTGTGCTACCTGTCTTGGTTGTGTTTGGCTTCCACCTAAAATACGAATATCTGTAGTTCTAATGTCTTTTTCTCTACCTAATTGCTTATTAAGTGTTTCAAAGGCATCTGTACCAATTAACTCTTTAATTTGGTCTCTTTTTTCTGCTGAACCAAATGTTCTACGAACCATATCCATGCCATCAGCACCTTCTCTAATTTTCATGCGAATAGCATCATACGCACCAACAGAGAATCCATCTTTTTCTGATGGAGAGAGTTTGTTGTAGATTTGTTTTAATTGTCTAGCATCTATATCAAAGAAGTTTTTGCCGTTTTCTATAGCATCTAATATTTCGCTTTGACCAGCAAATGCTTGTCGTGCTTGTTTGTATTCTATAGGTGCTTGGTTATCTACAGTATTCATAAATACAGATCGTAGATTTTTAATAGAATCTACTTCTGTTTTTTCTAAGCCAGATGTAGGCAATTTGCTAAAGTTAATTTCTGCATCTATGCCACGCTTAATGCGATCAATAGTTCTAAGATCAAACACATTGCCTTTTTCTTTTAACTCAGGTAAAGCTGTGCCAATAATATTGCCAGCCTCATCTACTTCTCTTTGTGCTAATCTATTGGCTCTATCGTATGCTCTTTTAAATGCAGGGTCTTGCATAAGTTTATCAATTGATTCACCGCCAATTAAAGCATCTTTTTCATATGCAGTTTTATATAAAGGTGCAGATGATGACTGTCTTAACTTAATGACATTATTAGCAATGTCCATTGGGTCTGCATCTACTTGGAATGCTTTTTGAAAGTCTGTAAGAATACGATTACTTGCACCAGTTTTTCTTTCTTCTGCTACTGTTTCTGCTATTGCCCTAGCACCAGGATAACTTGCTACAGTTTCCCCAAGTTGTTTGGTAGCTTTGCCACCAAATTCCATGATTGTTTCTGGCTTATAACCATTTGCTCGAATAGTGTCCATTGCTGTTTTAACATCAGTAATAGACAGACCATCTCTTTGTAGAGCTTGAATAATCTTAGTGTCTGCTCTGCGTTGTATTGCATCTTGACCTAAATTAAAGTATTCAGCAGTCTTGCCTGTTATAGACTTAACTATAGGAATATCTTTAGTTGCTTCTACAATCTTTGCAGTAGCCTCTGGAACACCTAACTTTTCAGATACAGTTTTAATTGCACCACCGCCAGCAGATGCAAGACCTAATGTAACTGGTGCTAATATTGCACCTACTTGTGCGCCTGTCTTAGCACCTTCTAGTTTTTGTCCTGGTTCTGCTGTGCCTGCTCCTGTAATACCACCAAATCCTGCACCAGCACCAGTAGCACCTGCCAATGTTCTTAATTTGCTAGGAATGGCTTGTATTACTTGCGATACTTTAGGAAGCATCTGTGCAGTTCTGACAGCACCTGCACCTGCCAATAAAGCAGTAGGCAAACTACCAACAACTTCTGCTGCTGTAGAAATCACAGGTTCTTCAAACTCATATTGCTGTTTGGAATACTGTAATGCTGCAAGGTTTTGTTCATAAGGTTTTTTATTTAATAGGCTTTTTACTGCTGCCTCTGCTTCATCACTAAAACCAAATGTTAGACCTTGTAGACCAGCGCGAATTACACCATATTCTGACTTTAACCCTTTTGCAGAAGCGTAATTTTTTGCTGCTGCATTAAAGCGTTCTTGTGTATATCCTTCTGATTGTAGATATTGATTTAGTTCTTTTGCAGATACATTTTGTGTACTTAGTTTATCTACATTACGCAATACTTTTTCAAACTTTTCGTATGCCATGTTATTCTAAACCTTTATCTTTTTTAAATTGATTTTGATTAAAAGGCTTAGCTTTTTCTCTTGCCCTATCAATGGATGGTGCTGCTGCGCCAGCTTGTTCACGAGCTAATGCTACAAGCCTTTCAAATCTTGCTTTTTTATCAGCTATAACAGTCTCATCGTTTCCAATTACAGGGAAATACGCTTTTTGATATGCTTTTAATTGTTCGTTTGTATATGCTGCACCAGTACCAAGTGTTAAAGCAGCATCTAATGCGTCAAGTTGTGCTGCTTCTGCTTTTGCTCTTGCTGAACTTGTTAATTGACTTGCTGCTATATCAGCACCTGGTATAAATGACATTACTTTACCTTGCAATAAGGTTGGCAAATATTCAGGGGTTTGTGCAGCAGATGTTGCTGTTTCTAAATCTTTTAATGCTCCTTCAAGCCTACCTGCTAAAACTGCAGCCTTTCTTTCTCCTTCAGTTGGCTTTTTGCCCTCTGCTGCTTTTGCTGCTGCTTCTGCTGCAGATGTTCTGCTTTGCAAATAGTTTGTTTCCATTTGAGCTAATGGCTGTAAACGCTGATAGGCTTGTTCTTCTGTAATTACACCTTTGTTAAAAGCAGTTTGTAATTGAGTTGCAAGTGTTTTTACTTGTGGGCTTTCTGACATTATGTATGGTGCAAATGGACTTGGTGCTTGTGTATCACCTGACATAAACCCTGCTTTGCGTAATGCAGTCATGCTTTCAGAAATATCTTTGATAGCACCAAAGTTACCTGTAGCCTGTAATTGTGGGATTATTTTTTGTAGATCGTAATCAAATCCAACTACTTTAGGAACAGTAGTTTTTACATCTTCATAAGTTTCTGTAGGAATAATAGCTTCTGCTGTACCATATCTAGGAGTAGCACCACCAGTAATAATACTTTTAAGTTGTTGTGCTTCTTGTTGTTTTAATAATTCTGCTTGTTGTTTTCTTTTGATTTCACCTAATTGCATACCAGTTAACATTTGCTTTAGATTGCGGTCAAATGATTGGTTATAGCCTTCCATGCCTGCGCCTAACGCGCTACCTAGTATTTGTCCTGTGCTAATAGGCTGTCTTGTTTGTCCAGACTGTCCTAACAAGGCAATAGCAGCGTTTAACAGGGCTTGTTGACCAGCACCAGACTGCATCCGTTGTGTTTCGGCAGGACTAATAAACTGAGAATAGTCTGGTTGTTGTCCGAATAAAGCTGATAGATCAATTGCCATAATTTATCCTAATAAAGAATTTGGATTTCTTGCTCTCTGTAGAGCTAATAAGTTATAAATGCCTGAGTAATCAACATTGCCTTGTGGCATCTGTGTTCTACCGCCCATCTGCATTTGTGGAATCTGTTGTTGCTGTGGTTGTTGTCTACCACCTAGTAAGCCACTTGCTGCTCTGAGTCCTTGTAAGGCTTGACCAGGCGTTAAACTAAAACTGCTTGGTGCTGCAAGTATGTCAGAACCAGATGATGTAACTACATTGCCACTAGCGTCTAAAATAATATCGCCTAGTTCGCCAGGAATAATGGTTGCTTGTGGTGCTTCACCGCCACCATAAAAACCGCCTGGTTGTGCCTCTACATCATAAGCATAAGAACCACCTGTAGCAGTTCCACCTAATGTTTCTGTGCCAAATGGTAATCCTGTATTTGCTGCTGCACCCATGCCTGCTGTAGTTCCACCTTCGGCTAATGCTGCTGCATCTAACAATGCTGCTGATTCGGCTGATGCTGCTGCTGCCGATCCTGCTGCTGCTGCTTCTGCTGTAGTTGCACCTGCTGCTACTGCTGCGTTTGCTGCTTCTGTATAAGCATATGCGCCTGCTGCTGTTAATCCAACAGTTACCCATCCACCAGGTATTTCATTGCCGACAAATTTATCTACATCAGCTAATCCTTGACCTATTGGCTGTACAACAGATTTTTCAATATCTTCTACAAATCCACCGCACATAATTAATCCTTTAAGTGTTTGACTGTATTAAAGCCAACAGTTTTATAACCTAGTCTTTCATAAAACTGTCTGGTTTTATCCATCTCTACTGCTGTTGTCTGTCCTAAATGCAGATCATCTGCACCCATATCTTTAGCCCATGCTTCTAATGATTTTACTAGTTTAAGTGCTGTTCTACTACCTCGATACTCAGGTAATACAAAGAACCCTAAATCGCTTACTCGCTTACGATTACTAAAAAAGTATTCATGGGCTAGACCAGATATAAACCCAACAATTCTGTTGTGTTCTATTGCGATAAAACCGACTGCATTAGGGTTCTTAAATAACTGTAAAATTTTGTGCTTCTCTGGTGTTGCGTAAGAAAACTCTGCCTCGGCTACCATCTTGGTAACTAGTTCAAAAAACTCCTCTAAACGATGTAGACTAAGTTTTTCTACTATCAGAAGAAACCACCGCCTAGTAATCCACCAAGTGCTGCACCGCCTAAAGCACCATAAGTGCCACCGATACCAGTTGCTTGACCTAGTGCGTAACCGCCTAAACCGCCTGCAATTCCACCACCAAGGATGCCAGCACCACGATTCTGATAGGTAGGCGCGTTAGTTGTCTGTGTGCCATAGCTTCCTAATGGAGTGCCATAGACCGATGACAGATAGCCTTGTAATTGCTGATAGGGTAACTGTTGTCCAAACTGGTAACGAGCTAACTGCTCTTGTAGAGGTTGTGATGCGATTGCCTCTTGTTGTGCGCCAACTTGGGCTAGTGCCTGAGAAGGTAAAAACTGTTGACCATAGAACTGAGGTGCTAGACCAGCCAACTGTGATTGGGCTAGTTGAGCCTGTTGTTGTAGTCCTCTTTCCTGTTGGTACTGTGATCCCGCTATATTGGCTGTAATATCCCCTAGAGACCGCCCATAAGCCTCTGTAGCCGTTCCTAATGCTCTTTCCATGCTACCGCTACCCAAACGACCAGACTTGCTGTAAAGGCTCGAAATGCCTGGCAATACGGATTGGCTAAATTGTTGTGTTAGTGGGCGAGTAGCAGCTTCCATCATGGCTTGTTGATAAGGATTCGCATTTAAGAATCCACCAGCAGCAGTTTGTCCAACTTGACCTAAAGATGACTGATAAGCCTGTTGTGCTTGTTGTAGAACAGGGCTTTGCTGACGAGCCAATGCCTCTTGTTGGGCAATCGACTCAGTAGTCGCAGCCGATGGGCTTACATAGGTCTGACCAGGAAAGAACTCTGGTTGTTGACCTGTAAGAAATAGACTCTGCGCCCTTTGCAAACCTTGGGTAAGGTAGGGCAATAGTGCTGGATCTACTGACGAGGTTTGTGTAGTTGTTGCCATAATTTTCCTATCCTACGATGATATATTTATAAGTCATACCTGATACTGAATTAGCAGGATGACTAATGGTTGCACTTCCTGCTGTCGTTGCCGATATATAAGGCATTGTAAAAAGATTACTGGTATAGCCATTTGATGATAGATAACTCATTGTGGCTATGATGCTAGGTGTTGCTGGTCTAGTAGGTGAAGTATCTGTATGAAAATGCTCAATCGTTACACCAATATCAGATGGTCTCCAAGCTAACTCTACATAATCGTTTTTTTCTAAACCAATAAAGAAGTTTAATGAGCCAATCATATGACTTGGAACGCCTGCACTTTTTCTTTGTGAGATACCAAATTTACTGTTTGATGCTGCTACATTAGTACCATTTTTTCTAAACCATACATCTACAAACTCAGGATCATTAACTGTGTTTTTAAACTGCACACTAAACTGAATGTTGTAGAGTCCAGAGTAACCTGCTGTTAGTTTCGTATTTGTTACTAGACTTGCACCTAATGCATAGTCTGTAGTGCTAAACGACATAATATTGGCTGCTGTAGTTGTTGTCGCAGCTTGGTCTGTATCGTCTTGTACAGCTAAATAAGGGTAAAACGCACTAGCAGATACATCGTCTGCTGGCATTAGGATAATTACTGATCCTGAACCAATGCGAGCATCTGTTAGTGTCGTAGTGCTTGCACCACCTGTAGCTAAAGTAACTGACCCTGTATTATTAGTCTTACCATTCATAATGCCATTGACTACTTCAGCAATTCCACGCTGATCTGATCCGAATGGCGGTAAAACTCTAAACATTACCTAGTTCCTAGTTGGCTTAAATCAATGTCCAATCCTACTGCCGATGTCCAGCTACCTGTAGGTGTTAATTGTAGACGATGATACCGCCCTACACCACGCACAGACACTCTATTTTCGCTATCTGCTGCGGTCTGAGAGCCAAATGTTATAGCTTCCGATAAAAGCCTACGAGATAACAAAGCTACCGACCCAGAGCCATCATCTACGATTGGTTTTACCATTGTGATTGAGGAAGTAGCACCTGGCACTTCTATATCGCCTGTTTCTATAAAGGCTGTAGCATTAGCACCTGTAAAAGTAACAATCTTTGCACCATCTACACCAGCTAACTGTAGTTTTCCACCAAGCCACAGTCTGCTATCAAAGCTAGTAAGGATGGTATCTAAATTACCATAAACATCCATGCCTTCTAAAGTAACCGCAGGAGTAGAGGTAGATGCTATTCTGTCTACAGAAGTAGTACCACTAGACCATTTTTGAGTCTGATAATTGTAAATAAGTAGGCTATCAGGTGTAGCAGAACTATTGGATGCGTATGCCCAAATAATAAGTTTCTTAATTGGATCTGCTGCTGCCGACATAAGGTACAAAGTGCTTTCTTCTACATTATCAAAGAAGAACCTGTTTACTTTCTCGCTACCAATAGGAATTACATTCTGTCCATCACAAGCATAAAAGCCATCATCGCCTAAGAAGAACGCTGTGCCACCATACTGAATAATAGAGTTAGCCTCATAACATCCTAAGTTACGACTAATATTGTCGAACTGAAAGACTAAAGGACTGCCAATATAAGACATCCGATGGATTGCTCGATCCATAAAGATTAGACCAAACTCACCACCTGTTACACCGACTACTGAGCCACCATCAGGAATATCCTGAAAGTCTGCTTGGGTAGTAGCTGATTGAGTCCAACTAGCCTCATCGCCTAATGCTGACCATTGCACCCTGTTTGGATAACTTGATTGATAGCCAGACACTACAAAGTCGCGCACTACAGTTACATATCGTGCTTCTGGTGCATCTGCTGCAAGGTTTGCAAACAAAGAAGAACTGTTTAAGTTAAATCCCTGTAATTTATCAAAGCCATTAGCTGCAACAATTACATTACCAAACTGCGTAAATCTAAAACGCTGATCGGTAGGGGTTGTATAGTTTCCTGATTTTGATACATTGTCTAAAGACAAATCACCTGAATCTAATTTAAATAGTTTTGTAGAGCCACCAGCAAATACAGTCGTACCTCCTGCTGTTGTCTTGCCTGCTACCACATTGTTAAGGTTCTCGGATGCTGATGCCGAGTAATCTACAGCAATAGGAATAGCACCATAGCCGACAAGTTTAGGATAGACATTTTCTGCCCTACGCAGTCCATTAGTAAGACCTGGCTGATCTGGTGTCCATTCTCCAAATGATATTCTGCTTATTGCCATTGTTCTGTTCCACTAGATATTTGAGTCCAAGTTGTCGTTGTGGCTGTAATTCCTGTCCACGACTCTGATCCTGCTGTTTGTGCTGTCCATGTTGTAGAACTAGCTGTTATACCTGTCCAAGCCTCTGACCCTGCTGTTACGGCTGTCCAATTATCGCCTAATCTATTACCACTTGCGACTACTGTTCCGTTTGCTGTTATTAATGCACTTGCTGAGTAAATGACTCTTGCTTGTGCATCTACATACGCTTCTGCAACAATGATGCCTTCACCAGCATACTGTGCATTGCCACTACCTGTTACTGTAGTTGTTGTTGTTATTTCTGCAACAGATGTTCTAACTCGAATAGCATCAGACTCTGCACTTGCATTGCCTGTAATTGTCGCATCGCCTGTTCTAACTCTAATGCCTGTACTTTCTACGCTTGCTTCTGCAGTAACAAAAGCACTTGCTGATCCTATGATTTCAATTGCTGTGGCATCAACTGTTGCAACTGCATTAACTAATCCTTCTCCAACAAACACTCCAATTGCTGCTGCACTAACTGTAGCATCAGCAGTAATGCTTGCTGATCCGCTTCTAACGGCAGAACCATTAGCGACTACTGTTGCATCTGCTGTTATGTCTGCATTAGCATTTCTTGTTCTTTGTCCTGCTGCAACAACAGAAGCATCTGCTGTAACAAGTGCTTCACCTGTGCGCTGACGAACACCATCCGCAGTAACTGTGGCATCTGCTGCAATAGATGCAGATGGGAACTTAACGCACAGCGTATTCCATACAGGGTCATCAAAAGAGATTTTGAGTTGGTCTAGATTCCCAAGGGAATCCATGTCCTCTAATCTCCAATTACCGCATACTTCGTCTGTTTCCCAAGTATGGTCGAATGAGTATGGTACTTGCTCTAAAGTCCCGAACTGATCTAACTGTTCGAGAGTTAATGGCATTAGGCTAAGGTAACTGAAAGGCTACCAGATGCAATCTTAAAAATATCGCCTGTGTCAATTGCCTTAGATGTTGTAAGGGGTGTGTGATACAAAAGGTTACCAGTAGTAAGTGCATCCAAGATACCAATATGACTAATCGTTCCCCAAGAGGTTGTGGCTTGGTCGAATGTAATGTCTGCTGTAGTTACCGATGCACCATTGCTAGGCGCGCCAAAGGTAGCTGATTTACGAGCATAAGAACCACCAGTACACTCTGTGCCTGTATTAGCATCTGTTGGGTCGCTAGTGTAGAGACCAACATATACTACAGATGGAGATGTAAAGGTTGTTGCTCGTATAGTTGCATTGACTAGTGCATTCTCTAGGTAGTTTGACATTTCAGCCATGGTATTTCCTTATCGTGAAGTTACGCGCATTTGTAATGGAACACCCGAATACTCACCATTTTGGTCAGCATTAGAGATATTTTGAATTGCTCTGTCGTACAGGGTTGCCCATGTCTGACTTCTTGCATCGTTAATTAAGTATGGCTCTGCTTCTAAAAGCGAGGCATAGAGGAGAGCATCTGGATAATTAGCAAGAAATACATTGCTTGCATTACCAGTAGACAATACAGTAGGTTTAGCATAATAGAGAATCTCCAATGTATATGCTGTATCTGGCTTTGGTGCTAACTCAAACTCGCTTGCCAAGATTGTGTAATAAATTGGTTTACCACTCTCGTCTGCCGGAGCATCCCTAGTAAATAAACTAGGAGACATATAAGTAATGGGGTATCTTGGGTTGCCTTGAATATGTAAATCCCGAATCTCTAAGAAGTTTGTTGGTAAGGCTACTTTGCCATCACCACTTACTGTTAACGCAGTAGCTGACTGTAACATCTGCCGAGTGCGTAAATCTCTAGCCATGCGTAGCTCTGCAAAGCTAATAAAATCGGGGATAACCGATGTTAGGTCAGATCGACCTAAGTAGTTAGCCACCGATGCTTTGAGATCGGTAAAGTTTGTATAAGCCATAATCTCTCTTACTCTTTTGGTATTTCGATGTTATCCCAGCCATAGACATACTGCCCGATGTGCCGGATGCCTTTCGATAGATCGTGATCTACCCAAGTATCAAATCCTGCGTCTTTTGCTTTAATGCAGAAGTAAATATCCTCACCTAGTATTTTGTTGTTACCAAGTTGCTCAAAATAAAAGTAAGGTTCTTCCATTGCCTTAAATACTTTTGTCTTAACCAACATTACTCCGCAGCCAATGCCATCAGCTTTACTGATTCCTGACATTGTGTTGGAATAAATAGGAAACCAATCGACAGATCCATCCACTTCGCTTATCTTGAAGTTTTTGGCTGTCGGTTTGACAGGCTCAGATCGTGTTGTCGCATTGACTCCGATAATATCCTTATCGTGTGCCATGAGGATCTTGAGTGTGTCCTTTGGAAACCGCATATCAGCATCTACAAATAACAGATAATCTGCTTTTATTTCTAGTGCTGTTTTAACTAAACTATTGCGCTGGTCAAATATTAGCGTTCCAGCACTCGTAAACAGGTCTATATCGTGTTTTGTGGTCTTAATGGTATACGCACACATTGCCACCAAATCAAACGCTGTAGCGACCTCCATTTGCCCTCTAGCAGGGATACAAATAGCGATTCTCATACCTCACCCCCTCTGGTTCTAAACACCCTGTTATCGGGGTCATTTAGCCATTTCTTGAGGGCTTTAGGGTCTTGAATATGAAAGCCACGCATAATGCCTTTAGCGTTCAGATCATTAATAATTGCTAGGGGTAATTCTGCTATTTTGTTCTTTGGGTCAAACACTTCGCCTGACCATCCTGTTTTGCCAGGATTGTTGTTGTACTGCGCTTTTGTATGCTCTGCAAAATCCGTTAAGTCGGTCTGCGAGTGGATAACAATCCCACCATCGCCATCCGATAATGCTGTACGAATCTCACCATCTACAGTTTCTAAGTATTTCTTCACAGTTTGATCCACCTTTCAGGAATAATGTCGCTATCGTCTAGCCCATTGGTGAACCACTTTTTCGGTGCTACTACTTTGTTTCCTTTAGCAAGCCAAGCACCCCACCATCCATACGAGCTATTCGCTATGATATGGTTTTTAAACGAAGAAAGCAACGCTAAATCTTGCACAGGATTGTTACAAGGCATGACCATATCAGCCCATTCTAGGTTCTCTGCACACCACTTAGGGTCATCGGAGAAAACCACAAAAACGCTGTTAGGGAAGTTCTTTCTAGCCTCCCTATAGTAAGCCTCATCCAACTGTACGAAAACATCTGGTAGGCTCAAATAATCGCCCCTACGGACTGTTACTGCCACCATGTTATCGTCTATCTCTGCCTTGGGTAAATAGAACTCCTTGCGGATTTCATCTTCTACACAATTAAAGTATTTCTCTGTCTGCCAGTAGCCCACCATCATTCCTGACTTGGTGATCTCTTGGTAACTATGATGTTTTTCCTTTATTGACTCCGCAAAATTATCTGTTACATGAAACGATATAGGGAAAACACCTAGTTCATACTGTCTATTTTTGTTTACTTCATAAAATGTTGTGTTCAACTCTAGGGTTTCCCCTAATG